TATGATGTCACTGCGAGAGGCACTAATATTATTTATAAACATGGCGGATACATCCTTCATTAGAAAGTACTGTTTGAGTAAGTTCCAGTCTAATTATAGACTGGCGAGTGACGATGTTGAACTAGTAGTTCCTTCATTGTTTGTTGACAATGATTATAAGCGTCACATGTCCATCAACCTGGAGACCGGGCTCTGGAGGTGCTTTAAGAGCGGAGAGACGGGCAACTTCGTAAAGCTCTACGCCTTGATTGAGAAGTGCTCCTTCCAAGAAGCGTATGAGAAGTTTGTCTTTGAGGACTTTTTAGCTGGTAGAGATTCTAACTACCGCAAGCCAGTCGATGCTATTGATCCTCACAAGATCAAGACCAGTCTAGACGAGGCAGAGCACTTTGAGGAAATTGAGACGCATCCTTTCATCGAGAGCAGGATGCTACAAGGGTTCCGGTTTATGATGGCGAAAGGTGGTAAGTATAAGGGCCGTCTAATCATCCCATTCATCAACACTCGCAACAAGCTGTTCTACTTTCAAGGGCGTGCCTTGAATGGAGAAATGCCAAAGTATCTCAACTGCAAAGACCTCAAAAGCTCTCAGGTTCTATACCCGTTCGACTATACCTCCTATGATCCTCTATACGTTACAGAAGGCGTCTTTGACTGCTTAAGTCTTCAAGCAGTAGGGCTAAACGCAACAACAACTCTAAGCTGCTTCACGAGTCGTGAACAGATGGTACAACTAAGCCAGTATCAAGGTCCAATTGTGTGCGCTTTTGATAGCGATGACGCGGGCATGGAGGGCCGATACAAGTTCCTCAAGCTAGCGCAATGGATTGGAAGGGAGGACATTCTCACAGTCATCCCTCCTGTAGGCTCAAAAGACTGGAACGAAATTCTAGTCAACGAGGGGCCAGACGAACTCTTAGAGATTGCTTCTAATACCGTTCGAATGACCCCTCTAACCCTGGACTGGTTAACGTATGATAAAGGCCATGTCGTTTGAGACGATGGTCTGATTCAAGGCGTTAAACTTTAATCTGACAGCGTAGGTTCCTGTCATGGATCCAAGGCTACCGTCAAGAAGCTTGGGGTGGGTCTTCAAAGCCTCGGTGTCAAAGGTGAACACCACGGTATCCTCCGACGTTGTATCCATGTAGCCAGAGGTATCTGTGTATCCTGAAACCTCGACCCGAGCCGCTAAGTTCCTGTCCTGATTCTTTTTAATAATCTCAATCATGGGGTCCGTAACTAAGGACTGCTTGAACAAGTTTGTGATGCTTCGATCAATGTTGGCGTTCTCTAAGGTAAACTCATTCGTGAACTTGAGATCAACTTTGGAACCTAACACTATATGATTATTTTCAAGTCTCGTAGCCACACGGAATAACAGAGGCTCTGTGACTCCAAAGAATCTATCTTCTGTAAGGGTAAACTCATTTATAATTGTATCAAGATCAGACCCAGCAACCCTCTTAACTGTCCAGACATCGATGTAGTCGCCTGTGCTGGAGACCCTGTTTGCTATGACGGTATTGCCTGAAAGGTTGAACTCTCCACTAGGGGTGACAGAAGCTTGATTCAGAACACAAGCAAATTTCCCAGTATCCAGCTTGTAAATACCAGACGAATCTGAGTTAGCGTTGTAGTTCGATGCCTCAAAGGCGGCGTCGGTGGTCTGGGTCGCGCTGTTGGAGAAGTGCATTAATACACTAGAGCTAACCTCTGGGATGATTTCACCATCTGAGGAGATTACAGAGCTTGGGAACTGATTGTCTGATGCTGCGAAAATGGAGACACCACTGATTTCATAAGGATCGGTGTACTGGCCGTCATTTATGAAGTAGAGTAGAAGGGCAGTTGGACCTAAGACAGTGGGCCTTTCATGTCGTGTTGTGACTTGATTTCCGTTAATTTTCATAGCGTTTCTCCATTTTTGCCATCTCCTCTGAATAAAACCTCAAGAAAGTCACTCTTTCTTTTTTTGTCATTGTTTTGATATCAGAGTAAGAAAAGCCAATCTTGCTTACTAATATGTAGGCTTGTTGCAGGAGATCCTCAGATGTTAAAGTTTCTGTTAGCTCACTGAAAAAAAACCAGGATCTATCGGTACTGCGAGCGTTTCCTTATGCCCACATTTCCCGCACTTAAATACGAACCTGGGGTCGATGCCAAATTCAGTGTTGGTGACCTCATTGTAAATTTTCTTAACATCTGCAATTTCCATCATGCCTATGGCTTTTGATATGAAAACTGGGTCTGTATTCCCGTTAAGAGTCACTACAAACCTGTAGAGATTGTTGTAAATAGTCTCGGTATCTTTAAGGTATTGTTCTTCCTTATTTCTGGGGAGTCGAACCTGAACATCAACACCTAATTTAGGAAGTTTGATTGTACGAGGATCCTCGTAGTCATCTGGGATGAATGACTTATTAAGTTGCTTCGATAACTGAATCTTGGTTTTGGACTCGTAGTGACAGTTTTTGCATACAATGCCGAACTCATAGTCATCTCCATAAGAGACCTCTCTAAGCTTCATCAAAAGGTAATTCTTGTCCATGAGAAGGATTTCATCAACATCAATACCTTCAAGGGTCCTCTCAAGAAGCTCTGTGACTACGTCCTTCTGAATATCCTTACCAGTTAAGATTAATTGCTCATCTAAAAACTTTAACGGTGATATCTTAACACCATCGAAGTTCGAATAGAACTTACCCAACGAGGGTAGATCCGTCACCGTCATGGAAGTATCTTTTATTTTACCAAAAAGATCCTCTAATGCCTTATCTCTTTCGCCGCTGATGTCGGCTCTTATCTTTTTAACTTCACTCATAAATTACCTTCTATTTCCTAATAAACTATTATAGTATATGAAGATAATCGTAGGTAACTTAACAAGTAACCTTGAGACAGATAATCCTGAAATTTTAAAAGCCCTAAGAGATAAGTATTCTTTTTCAGTTCCAGGATATCAATATTCCCCCGCGTATCGAAGTAGGCGTTGGGACGGTAAAAAGAGATATTTTGGATCTAAAGGCAAATTTAGAACAGGCTTATTAAATCGGATCGTACAAGATCTTAATAAGATTGGTGCTACTGATATAGAATGGGAAGGTAAGCCTGATGAAGTAACGCCTTTTATTCCTAAGGTTGGCAACTTTGAATACCGGGAGTATCAGGAGAAAGCCATATACCAGTGCCTTAAAAAACGCAGAGCTATCGTAGATAGCCCAACTGGCTCTGGCAAAACCCTTATCATGGCTGGTTGCGTAGCTTCATTGCAACATGAAGACGATCCCACGGTCGTAGTACTTTTTAGAGAAAAGGGCATTCTTAATCAGACTTATGAATTCTTCAAAAAGTGCGGCATTCGAGATTTAGGTTATAACTCTGGGGAGGGATATGTTCATGGGAAGGTCATGCTCTCAACAGTTCAAAGCATCGAGAAAATCATCGATACTCACCTGCAACAAACACAGGTGTTAATGGTCGATGAAGCTCATCAATTCTGCAAGGGGGAGACCACCATAGCAGCCGTTGAGAGCTTCCCTAATGCCTCCTACAGGCTCGCATTTACAGCTACCCCACCCAGGGAGACCTCGAAAGATATCAACGCTAGGATGGTCCTAGAGGGAGCCTTCGGGCCTGTCTATACAACACGGACAGCCGAAGACCTGATTAAGGATGGAGCCCTTGCTAAACCCATTATTCAAATTGTTGATAACACTCCAGTCTCCTCGGTTCCAGAGGACTTATCCTATCTTGAGATATACGAAGATTATGTTGTAAATTGTGATAGGCGTAATGATAAGATTAAAACAATTGTATCTAAAGTGTATCAATCTAACCCGAATGCAAAGATTCTCATACTAGTAAAGAATCTAAAGCACATAGAGAATTTGCAGTCTCGAATAAAAAATTGCTATACTATTGAGGGTAAAGACGATATTGACAGTAGATACGATATCATCAACAAATTTGTTAAAGACAGTAAACCGGCTACAATCATAGGCACTAACGTCATGCAAACAGGTATTAGCATTGATGAAATCACACACATGATTAATGCCAGAGGTTTGTCTGGTGAGGTTCCGACCTTACAAGGTCTAGGTCGGGGTATACGTAAAGCTAAAGGTAAGGACACAATGTATTTTTATGACTTCTTTGATCGCATTCCTTACTTGGAGGGCCACTCAAGACAAAGAGTGCATCACTATAAAAAGTTAAAGTTTGAGGTTCACAATGTCCGATTCTAATATTATCACAAAAGAGGCACAAATTGATAGTGTCAATAAAATTACTAAAGATCAAATGAACACTCTTGATGCCTGTATAGATACTTTGAAGGATATCAAGACTAACGGAAAAATTAACGAAATGACCGTAAGGAATCTAACAAGCTTAATAAGGGAGGTGGATTCTCTTCGTGAACTTTTCTACACTCGCCTGTTTAACTCACTTAAGCGTGGTGATATGCTTTTAGGTTAGACCGGATCAGGCATTAGTGTAACTCTAAAATGATCCACGGTAACTGTTTGCGCCGCATCAGATTGTTGAGCCTCAAGAGATAAGGCTAATGAAGTGCTCTCATCAGCAGTAACACTATCATTTGTAATTTGTCCATCTCGGTGGATTCCTGCCCAACTACCTCGTCCAGCCGATGACCCTGTGCCTGTTGATTGTCTAAAGTTAGCAGTTACTAACTGCTTATCGGTAGCTGTTTTAGATATCTGAATGTGCATAGTATAAGTCGTAAAGTCTGAGAAGGTACCTTGAGATATTGCAGAATTAAGCACATTGGTTCCACCTATTTTAAAATTCCATCTAAGGTTTGAACCCTGTGCAAGTTGACGACCTCTAACTACGATATCAATGTCACCCAATGCTAGATAATTCTCACCGAGAGTAAAGGACACAAGTTCTGCAAGACTGGTGGAGTTGGAAGACGCTACAGGTGCTCCAATTTCCCTATGAAGGACTTGGGGAACCCCGATGCTAGTTCCACTCCCATTCTGGATAAAGCTTTTAACATTACTGTTTAGGGAGGTAACCGCAGGGCCAGATGTTCCACCATCATTTAAATCAGCGGAGAAGTAAACAAAGTTATCGCCCGCTGTAAAAGCTTGATCTGGTTGCTGTAGCCAATTAATACCAAACTCACTACCCACATACTGCGTAGCTGATGCATCCGTTCCAGAGAATGCAACTAGTTTATTAAGGACAGTATCTCCTTTGCCAGTGGTTCCCGGAGGGGTCGAAAGCACATTGCTAACTACAAAGTTGCCTAGAAGATTTTGCGTGACGGTTTGATCTCCAACAAACATTGAGAGAGTCCCTGCCTCCCAATTACCACCAGCCCTGTATACGAGAGCCTCTCCAAAAGACGGAGAACCGACATTTACATTTGTTAAGTCACCAAGATTAGCGTCAGTCCCTAGGAAGGTTCTGGAGTTCTGAGTGGACGACGAGTCCATCATGGCTCCCGCTGCTAGTACATTAGTCGCGTCTGTGACATCAGCACCATTTTCTACATTTAAGTCACCCCGAACTTCGGCTGCGGTTCTACCCTCTATTGATGTTCCATCGACTTTAAGAAAATCGTTGTCTGCTACCGCATTGTTGGCTGTTAAGACATTCCCATCTGAAATACCTGCTGTTAAGGTTTTTACAAAACTAAGATTTGATATTTCACCATCCATTAAAGCGCCTGCTAAGGCTACATTACTTGCATCCGTAACATCAGCACCATTTTCTACATTTAATAGTGTTCTAACCGTTGCTGGGCTCAATACTTCTACAATGCCATCGCTTGCGGTATCTCTACCAAGTATCGTATCAGTCGCTATGTGTTGAACTTTGGCAAAAGTAACAGCATCGTCATCGATTTGGTTCGTTCCAATAGCGTCATCAGCTATCTCAGAAGCTGTTAATTTGTTACTTTGTAAGCGAGTTTTTATTTCACCGGCTGTTTGGTCTGCCGTAGCACCATCCTCTACATTTAATGCTGTTCGAGTTTCGGCTGCTGTCAAGCCTTCTATTGATGTTCCATCGACCCTAAGAAAGTCATCATCAGCTACGTTTGCGTTGGCTACTAAATAATTTCCATTTGAAATACCTGTAGTTATACCATTTAGTTTAGATACCTGGGCATCTGTGAAAGCATTAGTATCATTATTACCTTCATACGATGCCTTTATCTTAGCAGGATTATCAGCAATACCATGACTGAAGAGCAGAGCCGAAGTAGTTACTTCATCAAAGTTGGAACCATCGGATGTTATTATCTGTCCAATAGTATTAGTTGTTGGAGGTGAATAGCCTCCCCCACCTCCACCACCAGGAATGGATACAAAGGAGGGACACCAAACAGTGCCAGAATAAGCTAACACTTGCCCGGTTTGAGGGGTTGCACTACAAACGTCAGCTAAATCCGTGGTAAGCGGATCGAACTCAGCCATGCCCGAGACATTGCCGAGTGAATCATAATTGAGTGCTAATGGATACCTATTAGTAACTCCCATTAACTATATCCTTAACTTTTGTATTTTTCTGGGTCTGAATCCATGTCGTCAGAATCGTCATCATCATCATCATCTTTCATGATTCCAGACAAAAGATCTTCAAGCTGGTTCAGAGCATCTAGGACCTCTTCTTCAGTTTCGGATTCTGTACCCTTGTCGATATCGCCCTCTGGCTCCTGGGATTCCTCTGGCTCTTCTTCTTCACCTTCTTCGGCAGCAGCCTCTTCTTCAGCCTTAACCTCTTCAGCAGCAGCGTCGGCGTCCTCAGCGGGAGGAGCTTCTGAATCGCTGTCCATAGGGTCTTCAGAACCAAGATCAGCCTCTTGCTCAGAGTCTTCAACTTGATCATCATCTAAGCCTTCCTCAGCTAAATCAGCGAGCTTAGGAGACAACATTTTTAACACTTGCCCAATCTTGCCTAAGTCCTCAGCAACACGGCTAAAGTCCATGTAATCCATGAGGCTAGTTTCATTTAAAGATTCTAAGCAGCCAGCCTCATTAAACAATTCGTTGATAAAGTCAGCTAAATCAATTGTTTCAGATCCATCCTTACCTGGGAGGACGGAAGCGAGATCGTTCAATGTTTTTTCTAATAACGAACCCTCTGGCATCTTAGATGCCATGTTTAAAAGGATTTGTGATTCAGTCAGGGCTAAAGTTCTGAAAGTAGGAACTTCAGTCAGCGTCTTAATATCAATCCCGTATTTCTCATTCAAAGTGTCAATCACAAACTTCTTGACAGGATTCTTCATTTGGTAGACTTCGCTAGCAAAGTTGTTGAGTTCACGCTTCTTAACTTGAGTCTCATTAAGAGCTAAAGCATTCTTAAAGATTTCAGTAATCTGCTTCTTAGTAGCTAAGGCGAAGTAAGGGATTTCTGTGATGGTCTGAGCGACCTGATGACGAACCGACTCCTCATCGCTCTCAAACACCAACGACGCAAGCTCGTGAATCTGGTTGTTATCCACCCAAATCTTATCGAAGCCCTGCTTTGCTTCTAACATCTCCTTCTGAATCAATTCCTTTCTGCACAGGTATTCGTAGAGATCCACCTTACCTTTTGTAGTAACCACAAAAGCCTTATCCTCTTGAAGCTGTTCAATGCTTCTCTTGGGAAGGTCGAACGAGGTCGAAACTAAAGTGGCAAGCTTCATGCCATTTTGGAGTCCTTGGCTTTGAACCACATCCTTGTTTTCCTTAAGGAACTCAACAAGCTGATCCTTCATCTCTAAAAGTCTTTTGAACTCTTTAGTCGAAACTATCGAGGACTGCTCCCCAAATCTTTCAACTTTCTCCTGAAGTCTTTCTTTAATTCTGTTGTAGGATAACTTGGCCTCGAACAGGGAGAGAATCTCTTCGAACGAGCCCTCGGCTTCTTGGTAGTCGTCCTCCAGCAGGTTAGAAAGCATGGTTGAAACCTTCTTATCTACTGAAGACTCGTAAATCTTCTTATCCTCAAGAACGCTGGCGTCTTCGACCTGAATCTTAGAAAGCTTTAAAGCAGGCTTGAACGAGTACTCTCCACTGATAACATTGCCACTCTCTGTAAGATAAGTAGCAACGCCATTCTCAACGCCGAACATCTCGACGTTTTCTCTTAAAGTTCTAGCTAAGTAATCCCCGATTTTAATGAGGTTACTGAACTCTTTCCCACGATTTTCAATAAGATTCGTTAACATGATATAAAAGCTTCATCAAAATTATTTAGACTACTCTTGGCTGTCTTGTTTGTTAAAATGATTACCAGTCTTAAAGTCTTCCAAGAGAATCAGTAGTTCATCGTCACATCCAGCCTCTAAAGCCAAAGATTTCATTGAATCAAAGTCCAAATGTTTAGACTCTGCAACTGGTGGCGGGGCTGCTTGCTCAGGGGGCATTTCTCCCCCCATAGGTGGCACAGCACCAGGAGCGCCCATAGCAGCCTGGGCAAATACCGGGTTATCCATGTCTTGCTGGAGTCCATTTTCAATTTCTTCAATTTCATTATCCGCAAGCTGGTAGTAATCCTTGTAGATCTTTTTCATTGGGAATATCCCCAAGCCTTTAACTGCCTGGACGACCCTGGTCTTTTGCTCATCAGTATCAAGCTGCCTCTTGATAGCCATATCCGAAGGAGCGGGGAGTTTGATCTTAAGATCATTAACTAAGGTGCTGGGGAATCCTCTCAGCATCAAGTGTCGTTTGGCTAGGGTCTCTAGACCAATCTCAAGAGATTTTTGAATTCTAGAGATTACACGAGCAAACTTAACGTCCAACTGGGAGAGGTTGGCTTTTCTTTCAGGCGCTTGATCCTTTTCTACGATGTAGTCTTTAGGAATCTTAAGAGCAGCGAGCAACTTGTCTCTGAAGTACTTAACATCATCAACCTCTCCAAGGTTTTCCGCACCCTTAAGAGTTTCTATCTTTGTCCCAGAACCCTTGCCATTGACCGCAATGTAGAAGTCTTCGTCAGCAGCCAAGGCATTAAAGTTCTCTTCGATATTACCCGTTTGAGAGTTGTAACTCTTGCGCTTCTTAAACTTATCCATCTGCTTCTTGATGTGCATCTCAGCTTTAGAAGCAGGTAACGAGCCAGTATCAATGTAGAAGATACGACGCTCAGGAGCGCGAACAAGACGGTAGATGAGCATCGCATCTTCCATCATCTTCAGACTCTTGTAAGTTACTCTGGCGGCAGCGGCAATAGACTTGCCATAAGGATAGTGGGTTGGGTCAGAGGTGTGTAATCTAAAGTGGACGATTTGACCTGGATCCAGATTAATCATGTGAGTATCATCTAATCTCGGTCCAATACTGCCATAGGTCGTCCAATCATTTTTCTTCGGAACTTCCTGGATGAACTGCTTAAGATATCCAAACTCATCCTCAACTCGGAAGATGTAGCTAGGGTTTAGAATCTTAATTCTTTGAATACCTCTTTTGGCGTTGTTAAGATCAATGATTGTCTCAATGAACATATCACCATACTTAACAACATTTCTCGAAATGTCCCAAAGATACCTATCCAAGTTAACTTGGTCAAACATGCTAGCAATCTCAGATTTGACCATCTCGTCATCAGTCACAATCTTCCAGGGAGTGCCGTCTATGTTTTCCTGTGTGCAATCATCGCTGTAAATATCGAACGCCGAGGATATCTCAGGGTATCCATCCATATCCTCAAACTCTTTATATCTTCTCTTCCTATCGTGCTCTAACTGGGGCAGGACGGGGTAAAACGTTTTTTCGTGGTTAAACTCCGAAGCAATCTTAATCGTTTCCTTCGATTGAACTGCATCCCCCTGCATCGGCTTGGGAGTGGTGACCACTCTTTTGGACGTAGGATCTATGTACTGATCCTCCTGAGTATCTTCCACCTCCCTAGCGAAGAACTTTTTAAAGAATCTGCCGATTAGCCCGTAGGGCTTATTGTAAGGTTGTTGTGGGTCTGCAAATTGCGTGAACCCTTCTGCTCCTTCTCTTATTTTCCGATCAGCCATTTAATATTCTCTTGTGTAAGCGCATCCGTAGATGTCTTCACCTTATATGTATAAGCGTTCTGGATGTCAGGAGGGATATAAGTTTTATCTTCCGACTTTTCTATGAACGCATTCCCTCTTAAGTTATTAAAAATCTTAATCCCAGTGGCAAATGACATGATTAAGTCATCGTGACAGTTAGTATCAGGCTTGATCTTCCCAGTCTCGGAGTCAATAATGAAGGTAAGTAGCTCGTTGATGAGCCTCTCGGAGTTAATTAAAACTTTACCTGACCGGATATTGTGCTCAAGATCGGCTAATAAATTCTCCTTATTTTTCTGGGTGATCATAATTCCGATATCTCGATTGTCATCCATGACCAGATTTTCATACTCCAACTCCTCTTGGAGGAAGTATATTAGGTTATTACCAATGCCATTTCTTTCAGGACAGACAAAGGCAGTGTTGTAAAGCCTACCCTCATCTGCTATGATTTTAGCAAATTCATTGATAGGGGTTCGATTCGAGTAGAACTCGGCTACCTGCTTACCATTATAGATGTCGATAATATGGAAGGCTGAGTAATCTCGCTCACGACCAATCGAAGGGTCTGCCGCTAGAACATACTCGTGATTAGGTTTGGGATCCTCCCATATACGCATCCGGTTGTTGTACTTAATCCAATATTCTTGACTGCAATTTTCCTTTAGGTTTCGAAGAATCTCACCCTCAATGTACGTTTCGCCAGTCCCTAGGAAACTAGCCTCATATTCTTGCAACCACTCTTTGTAACTGTGCTTACGTCTAGTTTGCTCTTCCCACTTATCAACAATGATCGGAGGATTGCAGGCTTCCATCTGCTCGTATAACCATTCAAAGCCTTTATGTCTTTTGTACTCTGGATGCTCATCCCACTTAATATCAATTGGGTGGAATCCATTATCCCCCTCCATCGCCTGAGTATACATCTTGTGGAACCAGTTACCAATACCGTTGACCGTAGACAGACACACTACACGACCACCAGTAGAAGTGGTAGGACCTACAGCAGCCCAAATTGTATCGATGTGTTCAATAAACGCAGCTTCATCTAAGATGAGTAAAGAAGCTGAGATAGAACGACCTGATTGTTTGCCTGAAGCTTTAGACTGGATGGATGATCCATTCTCAAAAGAAAGTGTGTGATCGTTATCTCTGGTAGTCTTAGGCTTCATCCAGAAAGGTAACTCTTCATACATGATTTTAATTCTGGCGATAACTTCCTTAGCCTCAGCATCTCCTTTGGATAAAATCGCAACTCTCTTGTTTGTACCAAAGATGCAAAAGTGAAGTGCATACGCAGCCATCAGTGTGGTACATCCCGCCTGTCTAAACTTACGTAAGATTGTAAGTCTGTAATCTTGAAACTCATCTAAGATCCTGGATTGGAACGGATAAAGCTTAAAGTTAACCATCCCTCTCATCGGGTGAACTACTTTGATGTAGTTATTTGTAAAATATTCGCAACTGCGGGAGCATTTCTTAAATTCCTCAGCAATTTTATCCAGGTCTTCACTATTATTATTCATGATATATTTTTCTGTTTGTACTAGAAAAAATAAACAACCTAAATCATTAAGTAAATTAATAAGTTATTGTAATAGTAACAATAATATAAGAATTAATATTTCTTATGATTCATCTTCTATTTATGAAGGACATAAACAAAATATAAATTTCTTTAATAATTTAAATATAAAAGATAATGATATTATAGTTTTATGTCACGATGATTTAGAGATCCTTTCTAAGTCAGAGGACCTCATTCATTATTTAGAGATGGCAAGAAAGCCTAAGGTAGGTTTCTTGGGTTTAGCAGGCGGTTGTTACGTTCCCCAAGACGGTGGTTGGTGGAATGCGCGTAAACATGGAGCGGCAAGAGGCTTTGTTTTTCAGGGCGACTCTCAGGAAAATATGTATCCAAACTACTTTGGAAAACCTGGACAGGTAGTAGTGATGGATGGTATACTCTTGGCAGCAACATACAAAACAATTAAAACTGTAGGATTGGACGAACCAGCATACTTAAAGACAGGTTGGGATTTTTATGACATCCACTTAACCTACAAGGCACATTTGGATGGTTTCTTTAACTACGTGGTGCCTATCATTGCAATGCACGAATCTTCAGGACAGATGCGAGAAGGATGGTATCAGGCTCGACTAAACTTTCTGAAGCACCATGCATCAACACTACCATACTCAAAATTGGTAGTTGACAAAACAAACGGACTACCTTGATGGAATATTTAGTAAGTGTTTTTCTTTGGATCCTA